CACCGCCACCACCGCCAATTACCAAAACGTCAAATAGGCCCGCTTTGGTAACAGTCAACGTTCCGTCAGTTGTAAATTGCAGTCCGCTATAACCAGTAGGTGGTGAACTGAGAGCCGTGCCGCCTGTAGCTACGCCGTAACTAGCACCGGCACCGCGAAAAAAGATGGCCGTAGCCGCGCTCGTGAAGTACAGCTGTCCACCCTCCCACTGAGCCAATGCCAAAGAGGCCGCTGTGTTGACCGTCGCAGTACCAGCAGTGATTGTGCATGTGCCTGCACCGATGTTGTGGATCCACACGCTGTCACCAGCACCAAACAAACTGTTATTGACAGTGATTGTGGTTGCGCCTGCTGCGTTCATCACAACGCGCTTACCGCCATCCGAAGCCAACAAGACATAGCTCGCAGTCTGGTTATTGACCGGGACGTTGAATGTCGAATTGAGTTGGTTTGCTGTGAGCACAGCACCCGAAACAAATGGGTATGGAGTCGTTGCCATGGTTACCTCATCCTAATACGTTTGTGCCATCAAGTTGACCGTACACCGGGTCATCCAAAATGAGCTGGAACACGATGGTGGTCGGGGCCGTGTAGTAGGTAATGCGATGGCCTGAAGCGAAATTGATGTTGCCTTCAATGCCTTCAATGCTCAGCTCTGACGTGATGGTTGACAGCCCGGTGATGTCTTTGGTGACAGTGATGGTGTCTCCGATGTCCACGGTGGCAGCCAACGCACGCTCAGCGTTGTCCAGCAGGGCAAAGCTGGTGCTGACAGCCGTAAAGCGTGGCGATGGCTCAGGCTCAAGCAGATAGTCAGCCAAGTCATCAATCTCGCCTTGCTGATGCAGCAGGCTGTTGGTGATCGACTGCGACTGAATAAAGTACGTGGCCTGACTGCTCAAATCCTCAGCCAAAGCATTCTTGCCATCAAGCGCCTGCACGTAAGCACGGTTTAGCACGCCATCAGCGTCAAACTCAATCTCCACGTTGTCATACGGTGTGTTGGTGTTGTCATCGGCAAACGTGATAACCGAACCGCTCAGCGTGGCTCCGATACGCGGCTGGAACGTAAACACGCCAGCCCGACTCATAAACACGCGGCCCTGCTCAGCCTGGTTGATTTGCGTGATGTAGCTCAAAGTGTTTTGCCCGGCATTGAGCGTGTATGAGCTGTCATGGCCCATGTTGACCGTACCCACGTCAATAGCCGTGGTGCCTGTGTAATTGACCTCTGGCAGCGCTAGAACAGTCTCAATGCGTTCTCCCGAGGTTTCCGCACTCGGGTTGAACGCAGCCATCTGCGTCTGAGCCAGCAGGTAGAAATCGTCCGAGCACTGCACCGCCACCGTGTTAGGGCCAGCCAAAGCAAACTCATAGTTGTAAGCCGTGACGTAGCCGACGAACAGATACTCCGATGATCGGCTCAGCCTGACTCGACGCATAGGTGCAAGCCCAGGTTTGTCGTTGCTTGGGTCGTAATAGGGGCTGGCAGTGTCATACGGCCCGAGAATTCCTGTCTCGTCGGTCATGCGGAAGCTCATCGTCCCGGCACCGAACTGATCGTCAATGTTGCGGCGGCCTCGCTTGTACGCAACCTCGGTCACATACTCGGTGATGTCTGCGTAACCAGTTTGCGGCCCCAAGCCATAAGTGGTGTTATTGAGTACGCCTTTGGTTGCGTCATCCAACCTGAATGAGTTGTAGTCAAAGCCTGTGTCAAGCTCGAGCAGGTAACTACCTGATTGGACAACGCTGGCAGCCATGGTTACGCAATCTGTACGTCAAGTGGGCCGCTGCGACGGTTGTACTGTTTCAACGCGTTCACGATGGTGTCACCGAGGCGCTCGTCGGCAATGGTGCTGTTGACGGTCACGTTGTACACAGCCTGTTTTGGCGCGTATGCCGCGTCCAGCATGGCTGGTACTTCGTAGAAGCGGCTCTTGGGGTCATACACCGAAGGGTCAAACGGCATGACGGTCATGCCACCACCACCGCCACCGCGACTACCACCGCCACCGCCACCTGATGGGGCAGGCAACGTCACCGGGGCAATAGCCGGGATGCTTGGCACTTGAATCATGCGTTCCACTCGATCAGGGCCAGCAGTCGTGCCAGCAGCGCTGCTGGTAGTGCCGCCGCTACTGATGTTGAATCGTGGCAGGTTGATGTCACCTAGTTCCCCGATGCTGACACCGGGCAACAGGTTCAGGCCTTTGATAACAAGGTTTATCATGCTGACGTATGTGTTGGCGATGCTCTCAAAAATGCCGATGATGAAATTGCCCATGGTGGCGAATGCGTTTTTGACGCTGCCAGTTTTAGCGACCAGCACACCAAAGCCAGCGACCAACAGCGCTACAGCAGTTACGACCAGGCCGATTGGGTTAGCAGCCATGGCAAGGTTCAACGCCAACTGTGTCACCGTGATGACCTTCATCACTGCATTCAACGCCAGAATCGCCCCGGCAAGGGAGCCGACCACAGCCATGACCGCTAGCACTTTGTCGGTGTTATTTTGTACGTACACAGCGAACTTTTGCAGTACTGGGAGCAGGCGCTCGAGGATAGGCAAGAATGCTGCACCGATTGATTCCTTGGTTTCCCCAATGGTCAGCGACAAACGTTTCATTTGACCTTCAGCGCTGTTGGCAGCCACAGCTGCTGATCCGCCGACCGTACCAGCCACAGCCGCAAACACCTCGTCCAATGACGCGCCTTCTTTGATAAGGCTGCGTACCGAAGGCAGCAACGTGCCCAGCGCCTTCGTGTTGCCACCGTACGCCTTGGCGATGGCATCCGTAGCCGTGCCCAAATCAACGCCAGTGGCTGCAGCAACGTCGAGGGCCAGCGTAAGGCCATCCTGTGCCGAAGTCATCTCCCCGGTCACCTGGACAAGCGAGGCGAGGGCTGGGCGTAGCTCATCGTCAGCCACAGCCGCCGACATCATCGTGGACTCAATAAACGCCTCAGCGACCTTGATGTTGGCTTCCCCAGCCAGCGTGTTATTCGTAATGGCCTGGGCGAGCAGCGCTTGTGCTTTTGCATCCTCAATAGCGGCCTTGGTTGCGTCACCGATAACGACAGCCAGCCCACCAATAGCCGCAGCTGCCGGGATGGCAGCCTTCTTGAGAGCAAACTGGGCTTTAGCGCCAGCGCCCTCAAGGCTCTTGAATTCACTGATTGCGCTCTTGATTCCCTTCGAGTCAAATTCTGAGACGATGGGTATGTTGACAGCCATTGCTACATCCTACGAACTCTGTGGAGCCATGACGAGATTGCGATTGACCTCACGCATAACACGCTCACACAACGCAATCATCTCTTGCTCAACCTGCGATTGGTTCTTTTCGTACGAAGGCCACAACACTCGAGAGGCGCGCCCATACCGGGCATTTAGCCGATCTACAAACGTGCCACTTGATTTACGTCCAGCAATGTCAAAAATGGTGTTTGCCGTACCAGTCCACACAATGCGAAACGTGCCGACATTGACTTTCGTGCCACGAAACTCTTTGACCTTTTTAGTATTGATTTTGGCTGCCAACATCTTTTGCGCAGCAGCAGTTGACCAACCATCTTTAGGAATAATCTCAAAGCCAGATTTGGTTTTCCAGCCACGATTCATACCACTCAACGGTGCTTGGCTAGGCATAGCCGCTTTCGCATCAGCCACGACACTCGACACAATCTGCTTGTAATCCTTTGTGACTTCACGACGCAACTTGGCATCAATGGTGTTCAGCTCTTTTAGAGCCGCCTTGATGCCGTAAATCTGAATGGTGTTTTCAACTGCCACGTTGTTGTTGCTTTCTCGCCAGCAGTAACACGGTAGCCAAATCCTCAGAATCAAACTCGATGTCAGGTGGCCACCACCCGGTAGCCAACAGCAGTTCCGCTAACTGGCGGCGGACGCTGTTGCTTCCGTAGGGTTTGCGTGGGCAGTCTCCACTACCTCAAAATCCTCAACGGACACAAGCCAAGTGTCATAGTCGCGGCCTTCACGTTTATTGACGTTGAGCTGATGCCACGCCATAAACATGATGTCATCGATACCGATACCAGCTTGTAGATCGCTGGCGCGGCGCTTGAACTTGCGTTCCCACGCAGCAGCCGTAGCGATTGTCGTTGTGACTTGCTCTGTAACCAATTCCGCTGCTGGTGTCTTGAACGACACCTTGATGGTCAGTTTCACGCCGTCACGTCCTCAACCAGCACGCCGCCTGTGATGGTGATTTCCACTTCGGACAGTTCACCGACCGAGCCGTTCACCAAATCAAGCGACTCAAGGTATCCGCCAGTGATTTGGAATTCTGGGTTGGTTGTCGTGATACCACCCGAGGTTGGCTTTACCGCGACGTACACGTTGGTGCCGACAAGGCTGGTGAGGTCAACGTACGTACCGGGCGATGCCGAGTATTCCATCAGAAGCGTGGCGGTCACGGTCACGTTGGTAAGGCCACCGACAAACTGGCGGCCTGTGTTGCCAAACGAAGTGGAATCAAGCGCTTCACGCGACTTGGTGATGACCACAGACTTGCACTGATCGGTCAGGTCTTTGATTGAACCAACAGCAGCACCGATGCCGAATGTTGGGGAAGCCAGGTAAGTGGTTGCGTTAGCCATGTAGCGAATCTCCTCTACGTCGAGGGTCGCTGCTTACCCGTAGGGCAGTCTAGTAGCCCTAGGGGCTT